CTTCAACTACATTTGATTATGTACAAAACGCATTTAAAAATGATTTAGACCATAGGGATTTCTATTACTTTACTACTAACAACTCAACAAAAAAGGTAAGATTATATAGTAATCTTCCTATTGAAATATTAAGTACTTCTATTAACTCATTTGATGTAAGTGCAACATTAGGATTTACTAAAATACAAGATTTTGAAGATGGTGGGAATAATCCTTGTTTAAGTAATTATAGACTATTCCATTCTCAAAATGACAAAGCAAGATTTAGCGTTAATTTTAAAACACTAATGTCTGAACTACATAAGTTATTTAATGTATATTTTATTGCTTCTTATAATAATCAAGGAGGAATTGACTTTAGAGTAGAAGATTATCAATATTTTGCTAATGCTCCAGTTAATTATACATTTAATAATGCTCAAGACTTAAAAATAAGTTTTGATGAAGAAAATTCAGCAAATGCAATAACTACTGGAGAAGCTACAACAAATAACTTAGGCTCAAGCGAGTTTACATTTGGTAGTGAGTTTTGTGGTCTTGGTCAAACATTTGATGCTAAAAATGAATTTGTAATTGGTGCTTGGCAAATATTTGAAGATTTAAAGACACCATTTGAAGCAGATAAAGAAAACCAATATTATATATTAGAAAACTATGGAGATGTAGACTCTGTGTTTTTTGCTGGGAATCCTTCTGCTGGTTTACCTAATAGAGTTTCTTATGCTTATAATATGCACTATACTAACTATCATAAGATATATAGGCACATGAACAAATTTAGGAATAACATAAATGGTAATATATCTGTTCCTTGGATAGTTACAGAGCATTTATCTAATATAAATATATCTAATATTGCAAATAATAGGATATTTAAGGTTTATGAATTTACTGAAAATATAAGCAGAACTGAATTTAATTCATTAATTGACACCAATATAGATAAAGTAAAGTTTAAGAAAACAAATGATGCTAATTATAGAGAAGGTCTAATAAAGAATATTTTTTATAATGAGTTAGATGGAAAAGCACAAATAACAATTTTAGGAGAATGATAACTATACCAGAATCACAAGCAATTAAGTTTCTTGCCCAAGGCGAAGCTAATTTTAATAATTCAGACATCTGTGGATGTAATACTGATGAACAATGGAATTACAAGGTAACTGCTGGAGATGATATATGCTTCCAGTTAAGTGCTACTTGTGATGAGTCAAGTGATTTAGTATTAAACGGCTCTTTTGAAGAAGCTGGTGGTACTGCAAATGATTTTGCTGATTGGACAAGAAGTAATGCTGCTGAATCAACTCAAGTTGTTAGATTCTTAGATAATAATGCTCCTTGTGGTAACTATTTAGCTAAATGGACTAATAGTGTAGATACTCCTACTTTAGCATCAATAACTCAATCTATTACATTAGAAGCTAATAAAACTTATAAGTTTTTAATTAAATTAAAGATTGCTGAGGGAGTTTCATATACAAACTCTAACGCAGATGCGGTTGTAGTTACTATTAACTCTCAGCCTTATTATATCACTCCTACAACTACTTGGACTGAATATGAAATAGTAGCTACTATGGGTGCTACAATAGCAACTAATAGTTTAATTATAGAGCTTAATACTGCATTAGCATTAAATGTTCTTAATTTATATGTTGATTGCGTATCAATGATTGAATATGGCGATTGCTGTGTAATAGGAACTGTAAACAATGGTTGCTTTGAATTAGGTGCTAACTATGATGCTAATTATGAGTTACCAGCTACTTTTGATAACTGGAGTACTTCTGGAGTTAGTGAAAGCTTAACTGGAGGTATTAACAACACAAGATGTATTGTTTTAGATGGCCTTAATTCTTTAATTGAGCAATTTAATGTGCTTACTCCTAATACTAACTTTACTGTTAGTTTTTGGGCTAAAGCAAATGTTACTGGTACATCTTTACAACTTTATTCTTTACCATCTAACACATTAATATTATCACAAGGATTAACTACCGAATGGGTATTATATACAATTAATATACAAAACGTATCTGATACAGCAATACAATTCATTCAAGATGAAACAGAGAATGTAATATACTTAGACTGCGTTCAAATAAACTCATTACCAGAAGTAGAAGTAGTAATACACGATAGCATCAATGATATTGATATTTTAGTAAACCAAAGTGCTATACAAGCTTATGATAGTGCTATTAATGTTTGTTTTAATGTAGATGACTACGATATGCCAAGTTGTTTTACAATTTGTGTTACTTCTTGCATCACAAACTTGGTTCTTAATGGAAACTTTAAATTAGGTTCTGGAGATACATTTACAAACTGGACACTTATTCAACAAGCAAATAGAATCAACCATTTAGTTTATTCTCAGCAGTTTAATAATGCCAGTTGGACAAATAATAACATAAACATTACTACTAACTTTTTAGCTCCAGATGGTACAAATACAGCAGAGAAGCTAACTCCTAATAACTTAGAAACAGAACATTATCTTAGACAAGTTGCAACAGATATTTCTGGAACACAACATACACTTAGTGTTTATGCTAAACCAAATGGTTATAGCACATTATTGATGTATGATGAGCAATCTGATAGTGGTTCATTCTTTGATTTAGAAACTGGAACTGTTGGAAGTGATTATGGAACAAATGCTCCTACAAGCAAATATATTGTACCATTTGATAATGGATATTATAGATGTATTATTACTTTTAATTCTCCAGAAACAGAAGCAAATATTAAATTCTTAGTGTGTGCAAATGAATCTGAAATAGCATTTGTTGGTAATGGTGGTAGTATGTATTTATTCCAAGCTCAATATGAAGATAACATAAACGCTACTCCTAATATCTTAACTACTACTGATTCAGTAGTTACATCTGTTGGAGAGATTATTCAAACTGCAACTGGTGGTGTTACTGGCGGTAGAGCAGCTCAAATTTGGGCAGCTTATAATACAGCTAAATTAAGACAAAGTATAACTCTAACAAATGGAGTTCAGTACAATGTTAAAGCTTGGGTTAAATATGAAGATTTAGATTCAAACCCTAATGTTCAGTTTTTATTAAACACAAGCAATCTTGGTTACTTCCCAATAAGTGCTTCATACCAACAAATTGAATTTAACTTTACTAATAGTGGAACTGGAAGTAAAACATTTGAAATTACTTTAAATACAGATAATCAAAGCGGATTTGCTACTATTGATGATATTATTATCACTCCAGTATCAGCTTTAAATACATATTGTTCAGAAAACTTTAAATACTATGAAGAACTTGATTCTTGCGAAAAAGAATTAGTTTGGTATGATAATGAAGATTTTGCTCAAGGTGTTAATTACGCTTCTGGATTTAAAAACAGAATGAGGATTAGTGCAGCTTTACAAAACCCATCTTATATAAAATCAGATTATAGTAAGACATTAAATGGCAATATAAGTTCTATAAATTCGCTAAAAATAAGAAAGACTTGGGAGTTTGCTATTGAAGCTTCTCCAGAGTTTATTTGGGACAGAATGGCTTGTATGACTGGTGTTAGCAATATTGAATATGCTGGTGTAGCTATGTGTTCTGCTGATGAAACTGAATTAAATCCAACTTGGGATAAAAATTCAAGACTTGCAGCTGGAACAATAATTTTATTACCAGCAGAAGAATATGTTGTAAATAGGTCTTACAATTGTCCTTAAAATTAGTATATTTGCATTGCGATGTTTATGTGCCATAAATACTCTAAGGCATTAAAGAATAGAGTAATACAACTTTTAGAAGTTAAATTATGTATAATTGCTCAAATTACGGATGCGACCCTTTAGATACCTACGTTCTTAATGAATGTGGCGAAGTTCTTTTAGGTGGTTTTGACCAAGCAATCCTTTTAGAGTGTAACCATCAAATTACTGACCCAAGCAATGCAACTCAAGTAAACGCTGCATTAGCAAACGGTACAGCTACATTGGTTTCAGAAGCATCATTTTCAATCGAAGCACCATCTGCGGTAACAGTTGATACCTTAGTGGCTTGTCAGCCTCCAAGAACAGTAAACTACACCAGAACTGGTATGTATAAAAATCAAAACGTAAACCCTAACAATGTTGAGTTTCATGCTCCAATTTTTAGAGGTAAAGTATTTGGTGGATTGATTATCCGTATGTGTTCAGAAACTGATTCTGGAGCTGGTTATGTTTATTGGATTGATAGCTCAATTACCTTTACTGGTGGAGTTATAGGCCCAGCTAACAATACTGACTTACAGAGATTTGAAGGAACATTCACTTGGACAGCTAAAACTGACCCAGCTATGTACAATGAACCAGCTGGTGTTTTCGCTTAACACTTAAAGAGGGGTCTAAAAAGCCCCTTTTTTCATTTAACTTTATGACTAAAGGAATTTTACTATCTGCTTTCGGCAGAAAAGGTTATGCTTATGCCGCATTTAATATGTGTGCTTCAATTAAGAACTTCAACAAAGAAATCAAAGTAGCTTTCGCATTTGATAGAGAAATCTTTAAATATCTATCTCCAGAGAAAATAGCTTTATTTGATGACCTTATTGAGATACCTAAAGAACAATTTTATACTCACAGAATAGACCCAGCACTCTATAAGACTGCTATCTATAACTATTTACCATACGATGAGAATCTTATCTTAGATGTTGATGGATGTGCGTTACAAGACCTACAACCATTAATTGACAAGTTGAGTCAAATTGATAAACCAATCCAAACTGAAGTTATGGGTATTGGCGGAAAGTATGATGATATTAGATACTCTATCTGGGCTTCTAATGCTGTTATCTGGGAAAGGTTCAACCTTAAAGATGATGCTATTTTACCAGCAATTCAATCTTCGTTTATGTACATTAAAAAGAATGAATGTAAAGAATACTTTGAGAAGCTTGAAGCTAACTACAAAGAGGGAATTGAATTAAGCAAGATTGTAACTTGGGGAGGAACTATTCCAGATGAGTTATTTTATAGTGCTACATTTGCACAAATGGGAATAGACCCAACAATAGATATTAAACCTATATTCTTTGGTAACTATTATGCTCCAGAGAGCTATACTGAATTAGGAGAAAAGTATTATATCCTTTCGCTTTACGGTAATGGCATAGGTAGAAAAGAAACTAAACAAAGATACATAGACTACTACGATAGAATTATGAGAGTATATTGCTCTAACCAAGGCATAAATCACGATTATAAAGTAAGCTACATAATGACAGATAAACACTTAAATTTCAGATGATTGCATTAACATCAATATCTCCAAAGCATATAAACGGAGATGTACAAGCACTTGCTGTAAACTCTTGGAACAATTTAGGCTTCAAGGTTTATTCATTTAATAACGCTAATGAAATTTCTGTTTTAAAGGACAAATACAAAAATGTAACTTTTATAGAAAGCAGAAGCGGAGAAGAAAAGTTTGGTAGGCCTTTGGTTTACTTAGATACTTTATTAGACTTTGCTAAAGCTCAAGAAGATACTGATATATGTTTAATCAACTCTGATATTATCCTAAACGATAGCTGGACATTACTTCCAGAGATTATTGAAAAGTTGTCCGAAAGAGCAACCATTGTAAAGAGGAGAGATTTCATAAACGATATAAATGACAATAAAGTATTTGAAAGTGGAATTGATGTATTCTTTATTCATAAAAATTACATAGATTTGATTCCAAAGTCAGAATTTGCAATAGGAGCTTGTTGGTGGGATTACCACGTTCCTTATTCGCTTATGAAGGCTAACATACCAGTTAAACATCTTAGAGAGCCATTTGCTTTTCATAGATTACATAATACACAATATCCTATGAAAGAATGGGAAGCTTTAGGCCATGAGTTTAAGAACTTACACAATGTAAGAGCCAGAAGTATAATGCAATTAAATAATATAATTTATGCTCACATAATGGATAATGTTAAATGACAATATTTATAAAGACTTGGAAGAACGATTTAAAGTGGCTTAAATACTGCTTAAAATCAATAAATAAGTATGCTACTGGATTCGATGTGTTAATTGTTGCAGACTGGGATTGCAAATCCGAGATTGAATCTTGGGGATTAACAAAAGAGGTTGTACATTATTGCAGACCTAATTTTGATGGTTATTTATACCAACAATACATCAAACTTAGAGCTTTTGATTATACTGATTCAGAGTTCATTTTGTTTATGGATTCTGATTGTATATTTACAGAGCCTACTACACCAGAAGCTTTCTTTACTGATGGTAAACCAAATATGCTAATGACCCCTTATGAGGATATTCCAGAAGTATTATTTTGGAAGGAAGCTACCGATAGAGCCATAGGTTTAGATGTTAAGTATGAGTTTATGCGTAGGAATGGATTAGCTTACCATAGAAGCACTATTGTTAATTTATGGACAAAGTATTCAGAACGATTCTTTAATCAGCTTAAAAGGACTAAAAATAGGCAATTCAGCGAATTTAACCTTATTGGTGCTTACGCTTTTGAATTTGAGCAAGAAAAGTATAATTTTGTCAATACAAGAGATTCTATTCCTCATCATCCAGTAAGACAATTCTGGAGCTGGAGTGGATTAACAAATCAAGATATAGAAGAATTAAACAAACATTTATGAAAATCCTAAGAAATGATTTAGCCGTTTTAGAAAACGATACGCACATTAGTAAGTGGGTAGAGCAACACAATTCATTAGTACACAACAAATCATTAGCAACAGAGCTTAAATACTACCTTCGTAAAGATATGAGTGTAGTAGAAATTGGTGCTTTCATTGGAGATAACACAGCTTTCTTAAAAGACTTAGCTAAATGGGTTATTTCTTTCGAACCTAATCCAGAAGCTTTTGAATGCCTTGAGCATAACTCTCAATATTGGGATAATGTTACTTTGGCTAATTGTGCTATTGGCTCTAAGAAGGGTAAAGTTGATATTAACAGAAATGAGAATGTAGGAGCAAGTATGTGCGTTGAAGGCTCTCAAATAGATGTTATAACACTTGATTCTTTGAAGCTTGATACGGTAGACTTTATGCTTATTGATTGTGAAGGCTGGGAATTAGATGTTCTTGAGGGAGCTATTGAAACCATTAAGAAGTATCAACCTTTAATGTTAATTGAAATAAACCGAGGAACTTTAGAGAAATTTGGGAAAAAACCACAAGATATATTCGATTTTCTTAATAAATTAGGTTATTTTTGTAGGAACTTATATGCAAATCTCCCAATGGAAGGAGAACAGTATGATATTTTATGTTTTAAATCAAGTTACAATGGCTAAGAAAATTAAAAGACCAACTACTAAAACTTGTTCAATTAGACCAAGTATTAAGAACTGCCGTAAGGGTAAAGGTTGTATGAGTACATCTCACGAAGAAATGGTTTACAAAGGAAGTAAAATAGCAGCATAAGACAATGTACAGTATAGAAGAAATTTCAGCTATGATTCAGCGTGTTTCAGCTCTTGCTATTGAAGCAGAGAAGGAACGCAACAAAAGAGTGTATAATAGCGAGGTCGCTATGCTATTTGGTAAAGACTATGTAGAAGTATTGCCAGACTATTATGAAGGCTACGATGAAGCAGTAGAAGATTATGAAGCTATTAGGGTTCATAGTGAAAAGAACTGTTTTCCAGCAAGACTATTTGCTAATCGTGCGCCTAATCAAACTGAACAAGCTGCTCATTGGATTAAGGATAACTATAAAAATGTTACCCAGCCAGTATTCGTAGACTTCTTAAATACTGTACTTCGTGCTACGCATGACCAGAACTGGAACATTCACTTTGGCCCAGATTCTCCTCAATTTGAACAAACTGGTTTAACGCTTCAAAAATACTTAGAAGAAAACATTGATGATTATGTTTCTATTGAATCATTCTTTAAGCAAGTAATGTTTACTTTGCAATTAAAGGATGCAATGGGTGTAATTGCAGTAAGACCTAAATCACTTCCAGTTACTGAAGATGAAGAAGGTAATTATGTTTTAGATTCTACTAAGTTAATTGAGCCACAACCATACTACTTTACATCTAAACAAGTTGTAGGTTTTGAAACTGGATATTGTATCGTTGAAACAAACGAGCATTCTATTGTAGAATACTACGGAAGTAAAAAAGAAAAAGGTAGAATCTATGAGTTTTACGATGACCAAAATATTTGGATTTGTAAGCAAGTAGGTAAATATGTAGATAATCAATTTGAGATTGTTTTATATTACAATCACGGTTGGGGTAAAGTCCCAGCTACTCGTTTAAGAGGTATTCCAGTAGTTTATGAAGGAAAGGTATTATACCAATCTCCTTTCTTATTTGCTACTGACTTATTAGACTTAGTTGCACAAAATAGTGCTTACAAACAAGCAAGTATTGCTAAATGCGTATTCCCAGCTACAATTATGTTGGGAGATATTTGTGAGTTTGAAGAAAATGGAAATAGATGTAACGATGGTGTTATAGGTTATAATGATGAAGATGGTTTCTACCATTCTCATTCTTGTCCTAATTGCCACGGAGTTGGTTTAGTTTCTCGTTTAGGCCCATTGGAAACAATGTTAATTAAGCCAGAAGTTAGAGGACAAAACGAAAGTGAATTACGTTCTTCTCAAGAGCCATTAAAATATGTTTCTCCAGAAGTTCATACATTACAATTCTTAGAGGAGTCTATTGATAAGACTGAGATGAAGGCTCGTAAGATTCTTCACTTACAAACTTCTAACTCTGATATTAAGGGTTATGAAAATATGACTGCTACTGGAACTGTATTAGACAATAAATCTGCATTTGCATTTATTATGCCTATTGCACATACTGCATTTGAAAACTTCGAGTTTTTAATTAATGCTATTGGATGGATGCGTTACAAAGATAATTATGTAAAGCCATCTATTGCATATCCTCAAAGCTTTGATATTGGAACAGAAAGAGATATTTTAATGACTATCTCAGAAATGGTTAAGAACCAAGTTCCAGCAGTATTGATTCACGCAGAGATATTCAGATACCTAAAATCAGTATTCTATACAGATAGTAAAACAACTGCTGTTTATGAATTAATGATTAACACAGATAGACTATTAGTATTAAGTGGCGAAGAAGTGCTTTTAAGAGAAGCTAAAGGTCTTGCTGAGAAGTGGGAAGTTATCTTACACGATTCGTTTATGTCATTTGTAGACCAGATGATTGCTTTAGAACCAGATTTCTTAATGCAAGATTTTGAAGCTCAAAAGACTAAGATTACTGATATGGCTAAAGCGAAAGCTACACAAATTACTGATAGTAATAAAGTTGCTGTGCAAGGTATCGACTCAATGATTCAATAATGACTTTAGAGGAAATTATAAAGCTTAAATTATCAAGATTAGATGATATTCCTACTGCTTATACTGATGGTATAAAAAGTACACAAAAGGAAATTATGTTGGAGATGTTGGACTCTTTGGAAAAGCTAAAGAGAGATGAGAATGGGAACATAAAAAGAACTCAATCTAACTTATCAATCATTGAGGATATTAATGATGATTTGAAAAAGATATTTAAAGCTTCTGAGTACCTCTCACTTACTTCTGTATTCTTAAAAGAGTTTGATGAACAAGCTAAGATAACCGATGACTTCTTTAAGAAAGCATTTGGAGAATTTGAAGTTTCTTCATTCAATCTAAAGGCATTAGAAACAAGCCGTAAACAAGCATTTGAATTAATGGCTGGTCAATCTTATTTGACTTCTAATCTATACAATCCAGTTAAGAACATTTTAACAGATGCTGTAATTGCTGGAGATTCATACTCAAAGACAGTTAAAGCTATCAGCCAAGCTATACAAGGCGGTACAATCAACGGAAACAAGTTAGAGGGTAGATTATATCGTTATGCTAAACAAATGGCATTTGATACCTTCGCAGTAGCTGACAGAGGCTATACTAATAACATAGCTCAAGACTTAGATGTAGAATGGTACGCTTATAGAGGTGGACTTGTTGAGGATTCAAGACAATTCTGTATTACTCGTAACGGAAAGTTCTACCATAAAAAAGAAGTAGAAGCTTGGGGAGATTTAAAACAATGGGATGGTAAAATACCAGCAACTGATAGCAAGACAATATTTGTTTATGCTGGAGGTTATAGATGCAACCATAGCATACTACCTAATGCCATATCTGCTACTCCAGTAGATGTAATCAAGAGGAACATTGAAAATGGTAATTTCACACCTACTGAAGCAGAAATAAAGATATTAGGATTATAAAGATTTAAGTTCTTTAATCTCTCTGATTTCTTCTTTATGTACACCATCAATCATTACGAAGATAACTGTACTCTGAATAATAAAGTTTACTTTATTGATATTAACATCATGCTTCTTAGCATAGAAGTCTTTTAACTTGTGAAGTGTTTGGTATAATACTTCAATCTCTCTTTTTCTTACAATCATTATTTCCCTAATAAAAGTTTATTAACTGCTGTTTCAATACTAATCTTCACTCCACTTTCAGTTAGAGCCTTAGCTTGTCTTGCGTGAATGATAGCCATAGCTTCTCCACAGAATTTAATTGTTGCTGTTATACAGTCTTTATTTTTGCGTTCCCTTGCCATATAGTAACATATAGTAATAAACTACAATATTAGGTATAAATATTCATATTTCCAAACATATAGTCCTATATTTGAAGAAAAAACAAATATTTATGTCAGTAAGATGTCTAAATGATAAGGGAACAGTAGTCTTTATCCCTGAGAAACTCGCAGCAATGCCAGACTACATGAGGAGAAATAAACTCGTTATAGATGAGATAAAACCTCAAGAACCATTAAAACCTTTAGCTGAAGTTAATTTAAAGGTAGAAAAGCCACAAGAAGTAGTAGATGATTCTCCTATTGTTGAAGTAGAAACAGATGAGCTTACTAAAGAGCAGTACTGGGCTATTTTAGAGGAAAAAGGAATTGAATACAAGAAAACTTACGGAATTAATAAACTAAAAGAATTAGCAAATGCCAATTAAAGAAGAAGAATTAAAACAATTCGTGTCTGAGTATTTAGACATCAATGTAGACTCTATTGAGTCATTAGACAACCTAAAAGAAACATTTGGTTCATCTTTCGCAAGAAAAGATGTTTACAAGTCTGAGTTAGCAAAAGACCCAAGTTTCATCAATCCATTAATCGGTAA